CCTGATTTACATTAACGGACTAAATACTCTGTAAGGAGTATTATTCTATGAAAGAAAATTATTTTATGGGACAAGACGGTTTCGTCTGGTTCACTGGAGTCGTTGAGGATAGAGATGACCCAGAAAAATTGGGAAGAGTTCGTGTCCGTTGTTTAGGTTGGCATTCTGATAGTTTATTAGATATACCAAAAGGTGATTTGCCTTGGGCTCACATCATGCACCCCATCACTGACCCTTCCATGCAAGGACTAGGGAACACTCCCTCTTTTCTTGTTGAGGGAAGTTGGGTTATAGGTTTCTTCCTAGACGCAGTGGAGAAACAACAACCACTCATCATAGGTTCATTGCCTGGAAAACCTACCTCAGTTGCAGATGCGACTAGAGGATTTGGTGACCCTAACGCAAAGTACCCCTCAGAAAAAATTACACACTCTGGTCATTCAATCAATGAACCAGATACCAATCGTCTTGCACAGGGTTCTGTTTCAGAAACACACGAGTCTCTGATACGAAGAAGAAAGAGTAGACTAACTGGGCCAAGTGCAGTTCCAATGGCAGATAGGCCAGGTCTACTAAACTCCACTGAGTTTTCAACAAAAGTGCCTGGCGGTGCTTGGAGTGAACCTCACTCTAAATCTGTTTACGATAATCAAGACCCATACCCATCTGCAAAGTATCCTTTCAATCATGTTCAAGAGTCAGAGAGTGGTCACATCTTTGAGATAGATGATACCCCAGGCCAAGAGAGATTATTTAAAGAACATATGTCTGGAACATTTGAAGAGATACACCCACAGGGAACAAGAGTTGTCAAAGTTGTCTATGATGATTATGAGATAATCGCAAGAAATAAAAAGGTAGTTATCAATGCAAGTGAATCTATAGGTGGTGCATTAGATTTATCAGTGTATGGAAGTGTAAGACAATTTGTCACAGGAGATTACACTCTGGATATTGGTGGTAATTTTATTCGTAGAGTTGGTAAGAGTGAAATAGTAAAAATAGGTTCTGGTACAGCTGGTGGTAATCTTGAGTGTGAGATAAGAGGTAATCAGTCTGTTAATATTTCTAAAAATTATATCGCATCTGTAGGAACAGGTGATACAGGTGGTAACTTTACAACAACGGTTACTGGTAACGAGTCAAGAACAATAGGTGGTGAACAAGATGTATTTGTAACCAAAGATATTTTTGTCGCATCTAACACTGCGTCAGTCACACAATTTGCAGCTACTAATATGTCTATCGTGGGTGGTTCAACTATTGATATACAATCTGGTGGAACAACTACACATGGTTCTGCTGGTGCAGTCACAATTAATTACGAAACAAGTTTATCTGAAACTGTGGGTAGTGGTGGTATCACTCAAACAACAACTGGTTCAGTCACAGAGTCATATGGTTCATTAGTAACAGGTATCACTGGAACAACAGTTGTCAATTACAGTGGTAATGCTACATTTAAATTTAGTGAAGCTTATGCAAGAGTTATAGATGGAGATACATTCTTTGATGCAAAAGGTGACTCAGATTTAACTGACCATGTTCACCCAGTTTCACCATCAAGAGGAACTGGTACAAACGCATTACCAACATAGGAGATAACAAATGTCATTATGTGGAGCAAATATAAACTTTGATGCAATTACAAGTTCTGCATCTGATTTAAAAACATCACTCAAATCTAAACTAGGTGGTGCTGGTACATTTACCTCTGCGTCTGATTTGACATCTCTTGTAGATGGAAAGGTATCAGCTCTTACTGCACAGGTAAGTGGTTTGTTACCAGAGTTACCTTCTGTACCAGCAATAAGTTTTCAAGGAGAACTCACTGCGTTAGCAGGTATTGACTTATCAAACCCAGCAGGTTTGTTAGATTACCAATCTAAGTTATCTTCAATCACTGATAATTTTGGAAGTGCATTATCAGGTGGTGGTTTTGACCTTGATGATTTAGTTTCAAAAGCTGCACCAACAATCTCAAGTTTATCTGGTAGTGCCTCTGGTGCGTTGTCACAAATAACAGATGCAGCTTCAGGTGCAAGTTCTTTAGTGACAGATGCGATAGCAGAAGCAAGTAGTGTTGCGTCAGGTTTATTGAGTGGTGGTTTACCAAGTGTACCAAGTTTTGATGTATGTAAGGATTGTCCAAACTTCGAACTACCAGTTGGTGCGACAGAAGCAATACAGTCTGCACAAGATAGTGTTCTTGCACAAGCAGGAGGTGCGTTAGAAGAGATTGCAACCGTAGCAACAAATGTAGACTTTGATGCACAAATTAGTATAGCAACAACTAAAGCAAATGCAATATTATCAGACCCAGATGTTCAAGCACAAATATCTGCAAATATATCTTCTGCATCTGCACAGATTTCATCAGATATAGAAGGTGGTATTACACAAGTAAATGAGTCTGCACAATCTGTAATAACTGAAGTTGCACCAGTGTTAGAAGAATTGTCTGGTAAATCACTATCAATAAAAATACCTAAGAATGTCATTGACATATAGTTATAAATAATACATTAGGAGTAGAGGTATGTCTGCATACAATGACGCACAAAGAAATAATGTTAGTAATAGAAACGCACAACAGTATAGAGATTTAGATTTGTTTTTTAGTCGTAAGTCTAATAATGACTTAAATAAAGTTACTGATATTGAAGCTGTAAAACGCTCTGTTCGTAATTTAATTTTACATAATACATATGAGAAACCATTTCACCCAGAAATAGGTGGCAATGTAAGAGGATTATTGTTTGAAAATATGACACCAATGACATCAGCTATTATTGCAAGAAAGATACAAGACACAATAGAAAACTTTGAACCGAGAGCAAGACTTTCAGCTGTAAATGCAATACCAGACTTTGATAGTAATGGTTACAAAGTTTCAGTTTATTTTTACATTGTAAATGCACCAACAGAATTAGTGCAACTTGACTCATTTTTAGAGAGGTTACGATAATGGCTATAAATGATAAAAGATTAAAAGTTACAGAATTTGATTTTGATGAAGTAAAGGAAAATTTAAAAATATTTTTAAGAGGACAAAACGAATTTACTGACTATGATTTTGAGGGTTCTGGTATGAGTATTTTGTTAGATGTCCTTGCATACAATACTCACTATCTTGGTTTCAATGCAAATATGTTAGCAAACGAAATGTTCTTGGACAGTGCATCACTTCGTTCAAGTATTGTATCTCATGCAAAGATGTTAGGATACGAGGTTGGTTCACCCAGAGCACCCAAAGCAACAATTAATGTTTCGTTAACAACAAGTAATGCAACTGCGACTATGTTAGCTGGAACTTCTTTTACAACAAGAGTTGATGGTGTTGATTATCAGTTTGTAACTATTTCAGATATTACAAAACAAAATACAGGTTCAAGTGTTGCCTTTGATAGCACAGAAATTTACGAAGGCACTTATATAACAACTAAGTATATTGTAGATAGTAATGATGTTGACCAAAGATTTATGTTGACAGATGTTCGTGCAGATACAAATACTCTAAGAGTAAAGGTACAAAATTCATCAACAGACTCTACCACAACAACTTATACAAAAGCAACAGACATTACACAATTATCAAGTTCAAGTACAGTTTATTTTTTACAAGAAACAGAGAGTGGTAAATTTGAAGTATACTTTGGAGATGGTGCAACCAGTGTTGCATTATCAGATGGTAATATAGTTCAATTAGAATATGTAGTGACAAATAAAACTGCTGCTAATGGTGCATCAAGTTTTGTAAGAACAGAATCAATAGATACAGTAACTAACATTTCTGTAACAACAGTATCAAATGCAACTGGTGGTGCAGAGGGTGAAAGTTTATCATCTATAAAATTAAATGCACCTCTTGACTATGCATCACAAGGTCGTGCAGTTACAACAGAAGATTATAAAGTATATGTAAGAAAACTTTTTCCAAACACACAGGCTGTTTCAGTATGGGGTGGAGAAGATGGAAGTTTTAATACAAGTACAGGTGTAAGTTCAACACCAGAGTATGGTAAAGTTTTTATATCAGTTAAAAGTACAACTGGTTTAAATTTAACAACATCACAAAAAGAAAATTTAGTTAGAGATTTAAGTTCTTTTAAAGTTGCATCTATCACACCAGTTGTTGTAGATTCAGAAACTACATTTATAATTTTAAACATTACATTTAATTACAATTCATCTGCAACAACTCAAGGTAAATCAGATTTAGAAACTTTAGTTAGTAATACCATTAACTCTTACACTGATAACAATTTAGAAAAATTTAACTCACCATTTAGACACTCACAATTAACTGGACAAATAGATAATATAGACACTGCGATATTAAATAATACCACAACAGTTACTATGGCTAAATTTTTCACACCATCACTGAACACATCTACAAACTACACACTTAATTTTGCAAATTCATTTTACAATCCACACTCTGGACATAATTCTAGTGGAGGTGGTGTTATTGCGTCTACAGGTTTTCAAATCAATGGAGATACAACTACAGAATATTTTTTTGATGAAGATGGTGCTGGTGTAGTTAGAATATATTCTGTGGTTTCTGGCACAAGAACTTATTTTAGTTCTGCAGCTGGTACTATAGATTATACAAATGGAACTGTGTCTATAAACGCATTAAAAATTACAGCAATATCAAACGTAGATGGGGTTAGTTCTATTGCGATAAGATTAACTGCAATACCAAGTTCAAATGATATTGTTCCTGTTCGTAATCAAATACTAGAAATAGATTTAGTTAATACAACAATCACTGGTCAAGTTGATAATACTGCAACAACTGGTGTGGGTTATACAACAACAACATCTGGAACTGCAAGCACAACATCAGTTAACACTATAACATCTTACCCAACGTCTTCTGGATACTAATCAATGGCAGATGAAAAGTCAAAACTACTGACTAAACTTTCACCCCTCATAGAAGGACAGGTGCCTGATTTTATACAGGCCGACCACCCAGTCTTTGTTAAGTTCTTAAAAGAATATTACAAGTTTATGGAGGCTGGTCAAGTTACCTACGAAGTGGTAAACAGTTATGTGCGTTATGAAACTACAACTGTTGCATATGTGTTAGATGAAAAGTCTGGTGACAGAATACTCACAGAGGAAACTGTACAATTTACAAATGGTGAAACAATCACAGGTAATACTTCTGGAGCAACTGCAACCATACTTGTAGAAGATTCAAGAAACAAAAGACTTTATATTTCATCACAACAAAAATTTATTACTGACGAAACATTCACTGGTGCTAATGGAGCTCAAGGTAAACTCACAAACTATCGTGCAAACCCAATACAGAACATACAACAACTTTTAGAGTACGCAGATGTAGATAATACCATCTTTGATTTCTTAGACCAGATGCGTTCTTCGTTAATGACATCTATACCAAACTCTCTTGCAACCAGTGTATCAAAAAGAAAACTACTTAAGAATATTAAAGACTTGTATGCAGCTAAAGGTACAAGAGAAGGACACGAACTATTCTTTAGAATATTACTTGGAGAAGAAGCAAATATATTCTATCCTACAGAACATATGTTGCGTGTATCAAATGGTGACTGGAGAACAGAAACAATCTTAAGATGCACAGGTTTTGCTGGTGTGTCTGGTGATGAGATTATTAATCAAAAGATTACTGCACAGACTTCTGGTGCAACTGCAATTGTTAATGATGCGATTACATTTCAAGAGGGAACACAATCTGTCACAGAATTAGAACTTGCATTAATAGATGGAACATTTCAAGATGGTGAAGTAATCATTGCAAACTCTACTGTGCGAGATGTTAATGTTTCATTTACAGTAGAGGCTATACTTTCTTCTTCATCATTATCTAATGATGGTATTCTTCACACAGACCAAGAACCAGTAGAGATAGAAAACTTAGGA